CAGGACTTGACGGTTGGAGCCGTTGTTAGCCTGCTCTAGCGTCGTGATGGCTTTTCCAGCTACATCCTTGGCTCCAGCGCCGCTGGCATCGGTTGCCTGTTGTAGCTTGGCTGCCAAGGTGCCATTGGTGCCCATGGCCCCAGTCTGGATAAACGCCAGGAGGGAATGAAACTGGGCACAAGACACCCAATCCGAGTTGCTTGTGCCTGCGGCCTGACTAGCGGGATCGATGGATGCGAGCACGGCGAGTTGCTCGCTACCTTTTGCGTTGGGAAGCATAGTGAATCTCCTATTTGATGGGGACGCTTATCGCGCGCCCAGTTGGATAAACGGTGACATCGATGCACTGCCTTTTGCGGGCGAGATCGGCGCAGAGATCTTGGACTGGCCATCCATACGGAAGGTGGTCCTAAATGCCGTGAGATCCGAGTCGAAGTACAGGTGCATGGAGGTGGCCGTCTGAATACCGCCCGCCTTGGTGATGGTCTGGTAGTAAGACAAGTCGACCAAAAGCACATCGCCCTGGCTAGAAAAGCTGTTGGCGTGCTGGGAGACAAACACTGGGCGGCCAAGCAAGGTGCCGTATGGCGAGACTTGAATGCCACCGACGTTGAGACCGTTGGGCAGATAGATCGGGTAGTTACCCAGCGTCAGAGTAAAGAGTGCTGGAAGCACATCGTTATTCACGATCCACACGGACTTGGCAAAGCTTCCAGGTGGCAGACGCGAGATCATCTTGGCCAGGTTCTGAGGTACGAGCGTTTGCGTGGCCTGACCTGTCTCCTTAGCCACGGTTACCGTTGCACCTGCAGTCAGAGCACCAATCGGAACACCGTTCCCGGCTCCAAAGAGGATGGACTCATTCGTTTTCCAACGAATCGAGTCTGCAACCTTTTCAGGCAAGTAACTGGTGAGTGCATTGGCGTCGTCAAGCAACTCGTCGGTGGTGGGCACAAGCGCCATCAGCTTTTTCAAGCGCAGGGTTGATAGCCCCAGGACCGGCTTGGTAGGAATGGCGGTACTTGCCTCGCCCTGCCAGTAAGCGCGAATACCGTTGGTTCCCCAGGGCGTCGTCTCATCCCGGGGAAACGCCATGCTGTTGCCTGTGATCTCGACGTTATCGGTTAACGGCAGCATGGAATCTTCTTGCAGTGAGAGCTTAAAGATCTGCTGGGAGAACTGAGGCGGGACCAAGAATCCACCGTCTTGGCCTGCAGACTCGTTGGCATAGGAGCCAGGCGCGGCGGCCGAGCGACCAATCAGCAGACGCTCATCGGGTGCTTTACCGGGCTTTTCGGCTTGAAATACTGCCTGCATGAATTCACCAACGGTTCTGAATCCATGGGCAGGATCTGCCTCACGGTTGTCAGTAACGGTGATAAAGGATGCGGCCTCTGCCGTGTCAGTCATAGCCATGGATGCCTCCTCGGCAATTAGCGAAGCCTCACGATCAATGGCGCTTGAGGCAGCCTCAATGCGAGACTTCAGTTCGTCGAATGCGCTGACCTCTTCGTCGGTCAGGTCGCGGTTATCAGATGCCGCCTGTTCGGTCAGGGCACGAGCCTCTTTCACCAAGGTGGCTTTGCGGGCTTGAAGCTCGCGAAGTTTTTTGCTCATTTCAAATCTCCATAAATGAAAAAACCGCCTCTCAGCGGTTTGTCTGGGTTGACCTTTGGGTCGGTTGATGAAGGCTCATCGAAGCCTCTCGAATACATCCAATACATCTTTAAATGGCGCTAGCGAGCGCGAGCGAATTTCTCGCTTGCGCAAGGCGGCTTGCACTTGAAGTCTTTTTTGCTGCTCGAGACATCTTTTTTAAGAGCTCGTCGAAAGTCATGACTCCGTCCACCATGCGTTGCTCCAAAGCGGTGTCTGCGCCGAGCACGCGCCCTTGGCCCATACCGTCACGAACATCACCTAGGGAGACGCCGCGTCCTTTGGCTACTGCTTTGGTAAACGCGGTGTAGTACTCATCGACCCGGCTCTGCATAAAGCCAAGCGCCTCCTCATCCAGGGGCGCATATGGGTTGCCCTCAACCTTGTACTTTCCGGCCGAGATCAACGTAGGCTTGACGCCTTCAGATTCAAAGGCCTCGGAGTAGTCAAAGTGGGCTTGCCACACGCCGATCGAGCCAACTTCTCCTCCCGGGGTGACGTAGAACTCGGAGGCTGCGCTTCCGACCCAATAAGCGGCAGATGCGGCAAGAGAGTTTGCTAAGGCGATAACCGGCTTTTGCGACCTGGCGCGATAGATTTCATCGGCAAGCTCGGCCACGCCGTAGACACTTCCACCTGGGCTATCGATGTCAATCAAGATCTGGCCCACTGATTCATCCGCTAGGACCTGCCGAAGCGCAGATGAAAACTTCTGTGTGCTCGTCGAACCAGGCCCTGAGACATCATCGACCATATTGCCCCGTTGGGTTACTACGCCGTAAAGCGGCAACACCGCAATGCCAGAGCCTCCGCTCGCAGGCAAAGATGCCTTGCGCTCGGTGCGAAGCTGTCGGTCCGCCTCAATCTTTACCAGCGTTTCTTTAGTGGGGCTAACTCCGGCAGACCACCTACCCATTACGGCTGCAAAAGCATTTAATCGCTCGGGCATCATGGCCCAGGGTGTGGCTAAAAACTCAGCGGCAAGAAGCTGTCGGTTCATGGTTTTTTCCTAACTCGATCAGTGATCCGGATAAATCTTGTTCAGTAAGAGAGGCGAGATCTATCCGCGCCGCCCACTCGTCTACTTTTGCTATTGGCAATGCGAAGGCGTCGGACAACAACGCTCTGTCCTTGGCATCAAGCTGCTTGGATTTCGCAAGCCGTCGTGCCCAGCGGTTCGCAGTGCTGCTAATCAGCGCATCAAGACGTGCGGCATCGGCAGGCTCCGGAACAATCGATTCCACCTCTGCTGGATCGTCGCCCTCTTGTACGGCGTGCTCTTCCACCATGTTCAATGGGCGAAGCGGCTCATCAAGCCCATCAATGGGGTTCAGGTTCTCTGCCGCGCGCGCCTCGTTGCGGGTTAGCCACCCGTTTTGGATGCCGCTTTGGTAGTAGGCAGAGCGGCTTGCGGCATCACCGCGCATGAGGTTGGTAAAGTTGAACTCCACTTCCAGGTCATCTGACTCCAGCAGTAGCTCAGAGGCAATCGATGCCTCCCAGCGCTCAGCCCAGGGTGTCATCGTGTGCATCACAAACTCCAGGGACTGCTGCTCAATATTTGAAAACGTCGCGCGGTCGAGGTCAGCGATCATGTGTGGTGGCACCCGAAAGAGCCTGGCCACATCCGTCATCTGGAACTTACGAAGCTCGAGGAACTGCGCGTCCTTGTTGGTCACGCCTACCTCATGAAACTTCATCCCGTTTTCAAGCACCAGGACCTTGCCCCGATTTGCTCCTGACTGGGCGGCTTGATAAGAGTCTCGAAAAACACGCTTAGCTTCAGCGTCCTTAAATGACCCCGGAAACTCAATCCAGCCGCCGGTCGGCTTGGCATCGTTGGCAAAGAAACGTGCGCCGTAGTCTTGGGCCGCCAAGGCCATGCCTAAGCTCTCCCGTGCAAGCTCAATGGGACTCATACCAATTAGACCGTCCGATGAAAGCCCTCTCAGATGCCAGACATCCTCCCGGGGCAGCACCGAGTCCTTGCCGAATCGGTCCGTCACCCGGTAGCGGTAGTCTCCACTTGAGAGGAGTTCGAGCTTGATACGGTCGGGATGAATCGGGATTAGTTCTGCAATCTCGCCGCGCGGATTGGTGATGATCTGACAGTAGGCATTGCCACGCAGTGCGAGGTGTCCTTGGAGCATCTCACGCCACTCAAACGCGTTCTGATAGCGATTGGGTCGCTTAACGAGAAGTCGGAAGAGCCAGTGATCCGTGTCTTTGTCTTTGCCACCATCGGGACGTCTGCGATAAACCACGATCGGCAGAGACGCCATGGTCTCGGCCAGGATTCGCACACAGGCATACACCGCCGCCAAGCGCATGGCGCTGTCAGCAGAGACGCGTGCGCCACTTGCAGTACGAACAGAAACAGGCTCAAACCAAAAGTCACCGTAGGCAGATCGATCCTCGCTTGACGCCTTGAATCGATCGAAGAAATTAAATAGACCCATGTGATCAGAGCAGCATCAGTTCGTAATCGGACCCCAGCACCACCGAGTCGCCCGGTTTGATTGCGCGTGATAGCGCCATGATCAGTGCCACGATTCCATCGATCTTGTTTTCTGCTCGCTCCTTACGGGGGTAGATGTTGTCTTTCGCATCCAGATGCGCCACCACGTTGCTGGCCATCCAGCCAAGTACCGGGTCGCTATCGTGGGCTAGCTTTTTCTGAAGCACTAAGGCCTCAAGCGTTTTCATGGGCTCACTAAAGTTGAGCACCGTAGGTCTCACCTCAATCATCGGTAGCC